CAGCACTCCGCAGCACAACTGCATAATCATGGGTAGATTCAATGCAGTGCCCTGTTGAACTCTAATCGGGAAGTCATCCTGTTTGAACATATCAATACAGAAAGTGATGAACTTGTGTGACAAAAGTGCTGAGGCACCTCCAAGCATAGCTCGGAAAAGTGGGTTCTCTGCGAAATCGCGGAGAGTGTAGATGGTGACACCAAATACAAGAGCAGAAACCAAAAGTTTCCAGTCCACAGTAGGGAGCATCTGTGAAAACCAGTTACGAACGGTAATGGAAGCATCATCACACAGGCGTTTGACTGATTGTGTGATGATATTGATGAAGTATTCGGCAGACCCCTCAACGGTTTCGTTTTCAAGACTTTGGGCAATTTTGTTAACGATACTGTTGGTTTGAGCGAGTTTATCGAAAAATTCCATCAATCCTTGGATTTGGATGGGCTCACATTCATTCTTAAGTGATTGTGGCACGGCGGTAAGGGAAAGGGGATGAATAGGACGGCAACGTTCCTGGTGCAGATACATAAAGACATTGCACTGACATTCCATACACTTCTTGTAATAGTGCTTGTTGAAGGCATTACGAGAGGCGCGAGCGGAGTGTTCTACAGGAAGAGCATCCCAGGCGCTACGAAAAAGGTCATTCCTGAGAAAGGAGGGATAGGTTCTTAAAATAGTAGCTTGGGGTTGGGTAGCAGGATACCCGTGATGGCGAGCTGCAGTGAGTTCCATTTGGAAAATCGCTTCAATTCGTGCACGAGCTTGTGCTTCGGTAAGGGACCCTGTGACTGGGGGCGGTGGAGGAGGGTTCGTGGCGGGCTCTATCCTCAACGTGACTGTGTTTGATCTGAATTCAGCGTTGCCAGCTCCTGTCTGAAATTGGAAGAAGTCGTGTTCAAAATTATAGAACAAGCAATGCGCACCAGTATGAAGTCTACCATTATTGATAGGAATACCAACCGCGATATGGTGAAGGGGGTCACTCCTATCTCGATTGTCGATAATGGGAAATTGCAAAGGCATGAACATTCTATCATTACCAAGGATAGCAGTGATTCTAACCTCACCTTTTACCCATTGTCGCATAACATCACGGGAACATGGTGTAGGAAGAGGGGAAAAAGGCGGACGCATTATGGCTTGACCCGTGGGGTTAATCGGAATGAAGGATTGCACAATAACATCGGGAAGTAATGCACTACGAGTACCAGGCGGGATAATGGGAGGGGTGCCAGAAGGGGCTGCTGGTTTATCAAGTGTGACATTAGTGCCAAGCTTTGAACCGTTCTCAATTCTGATAGTAGGAAAAGCAGTGGGGGCACCGTATTGAAAATCGTCACCACAGGACATAGAGATAGTAAGGGCAAATGAAGCTCCAATCTCTAGTGGTTTGATAATCAAACAACCATTATTCGTGGAGAGTAGGGGTAAACGGTTGACACTGTAACGCTTGAGGGGTAAATGCAACCAATCATACATCGAATAGTAAGGTACTGTAACTTCCCATTCTTTGTCCATTGCTGGATTAAAGGGTTGAGAACCATAAAATGAACCAGTTAAAGCTTTATCGTTATCACCAACGAGGAAATCGGCCATGAATGGCTGTGTGGTGATGGCTTGAGGTACCCCCATCAGGGGAACATGAATGATCTCAAAGCTTGACTTAGAGTTTGTGGCATCGGATAGTTTGATTTTATAGTTAATAGAACCTCGCCAGAAAGAAAAACCCTTTGAAATGAGTCCGATAGAGTGACGTTCAACCAAGTCAGGAAGAATGGGCATAACAGGAATCACTACACACTTTCCTACATCTGCACCACTAACGGTAATGTTGCCGAGCGGTACATACCTACGAATGAGCTTATAGATATCGTTGAAGTCCTCTTTGTTCTTCGTGAGCTTTGGGCGAACTGAAGAGAGCGTGAGTGATTGAGCCATGACATCGCCATATTTGGTAGGACCTTGAAGACCGTTCCTGGGAACACTGTATTGAAAATTCTTGTTAGCTTTAACAAAGATATTTACAGTAACAGTTGAGGAAGGGGACAAGCCACTGATGATACTAGCTGCAGAAAAGATACGGACAGTACCTGATTTGGTTGCTTCAATATCACCAAATGGATGACCAAAGTAGGTTGGTTTCCATGGGGTAGGAGAGATGAATGGCACAGAGAACTCGATTTCGTGATTTTCTTTAATGTCTAACAGAATGTTAGGGTTGGTGGATTTGGTGCCAACACGAGCGATATCATAACTGGGACCGGGTTGTAATACTATGACTAGTTTTCCAGAGTGTGCGTTTGAGCAACAAACCTGAATCTTATAATCAAGCGTTCCATTCCAATAGCAGAAATGACGTCCAAGATGAGCGAGGCGGGAGGCGTTAATGACAGTGGTAGGTAAGGGAGGTGTGAGAGGGCGATCATGATATTCCATTGGGTGTACTGCAAAAGATGCAATTTGGGACTGGGCATCATTTTTAGTGGACCAAGCAAAAGATTTGATCAAACCATAAGTACCACCTATTTCTTCAACACGACAGGTGTGAGGATGTGGCATCTCATAGTTTTCTTCCATTGCAAGAGGATAGACTTTCTTCATTCCAGGCAGGTAAGAGTTGGCAAACGATGTAACGGAGCGCACAATGCTAGCTTGAGGAATAGCATAGGGACGTCCATCAGGAGTTTGAAGGAGGGAAACCTCAACATCACTGAGATAAGCATATAAACGCAACTCTACGTTGGGAGCACCAGGAACTCTGACCAAATCAGACATGGCCGTCACTTTTATGTTACCAAGAAAGTGGGCACTCAAATCATTGTGCTGACGCGACAAATATTGAGATACGGCTGAGAAAGGAACTCTCAATTCTGCTGTAGTACCTTTTGATAAGTCAAGGTATACGGGATCAAAGTGAGATGCTGAGACGTGGTTAAGAACGTTGCCATCGGTGGTAAAACGATCAAAGAAATCGAAGTACATTGCAAGAACTCCACCGTACATAGATGTAGCGTTCGCGGTAAGGCGAAATACAACGTCCATTCTATACATATTGAATGAGGTCAAAATGTTACGGAAGTGAGCGAGGCGTTCTTCTCTAGGATCAAGCCAAGTATTTGGGAAATCAGCATTGAACATGAGAGTACCAGCATCTTGAGCATTCCAGGTTACATTGGCAAGACGAACAGGACGTTTGAGAACATCTGTAAGACTCCAATTATCTTTTTCATTACCTGGATCATCAAATGCGGCAGTGGCTGTCTTCGATTCTGTGGGGGCTTCGTCTACATGGAGAACATCTTTGACTTGGAGGGTGGTGATGGAGGCATTAGACATGAGATCATTATCATTAGCAATAGAGGCTTGGGGAAGAATAGGACCCATGAAGGTACTAGAGTTGTTAAAATCCGACTCTGGGAAAACAGAGTTTCCATCATCTTCAATGGGATCGTCTGGAGTGACAACAACGTCCACTGGGGCGCTTCTAGAGCCTGTATTACCAGGTAAGCGATTTCCTCCAGGGGGGAAGACTTCATTACCGGGACCAGTAATTGGTGGTGGGGGCGGACGAGCAATCAATGTGTTGACACTCGTCTGGAGTGCAGCGATAGCATTAGTATTGGCGTTAGCGGTATTATTAATAATGCGCAACATCTCAATCATCATAATTTGATCGATGCGGACTCGTACAAGACGATTCTTGGCATCATCAACATTAGGATTTTCAAGATTGGTGGTCATCAAATCATCACGCACATAACGTTGGACTGAGGAGGGTCCGGAAGGAGGGACAGGGGTGGCTTGGACGACGACATCGGGTTCAAGTTCGCCTTCATCTTCGTGCTCTTCTTCTTCCTCAATGGGTGGGGTTTGGGTGGGATGGAAGAATTGGGTGAGGACGGAGAGGCGAACGGGGGTACCTTTGGTCTTGAGAAAAAGTCCATCATCTCTTTGGAAAATGAGATGGATCTTTTTCTCGATAGCTTCTTGGGCATCAGAAATAGCTTTGTTGAATGCTAGTACTGAATCGGAGCTAACGGCAGTATACTCGGTGCCGTTTCGATCATTACCACTCTGGGAAGCACGACCACCAGATTGTTTCGAGGAAAGAAAAGTCTTAATGGAAGTGAGACGAGAACTCCAGAATGGATCACGCCAATCAAGGTGAATGGAAGGAGGTTCGGGAAGGGAAGTGGTAATTTCGTTGAGTTGATCAAGGAGTTCACTACGCGTTCTAACATAGGAGAGATTGCGAGTGGTAACTTCATTGAACCAATCAGCGAGATCGATTGCACGTGAGTAACGGCGGGAAGTGTTGGTGAGGAGGGTGTCAAGCTCATCTAGGGGAGTAGATTGAACGACAACGTGATCATCAGTGTATTCATCAATGAGATCAGTGATGTCAGCAATCATAGATTCCCAGGAGCTTGATTGTGGGGCTGCCACTTCGTTGTTAAAGGTGTTATTGTTGATTGTGGCCATGTTGAGAAGTGGTGAAGTTGGGGGTTCCGTAGTCATGGACTGGACTGGGACAGTAGTGAAACAGAAATCAACGAGAGAATAATCGTTTTCTGCACCTTAAATACTTCTATTTAAGTTTAAGAGCCTTATTAATGTATAGTTAAGGGTAACATCTCACATATTCGTTCCACTTGAGGATTTCTATGTTTTGACATGTGAACTAATCATATCCTATGGCAAAGGTCGTGTCGGGCTCCAACTATTTATGGAGGGGGCGTGCCTAAGAAAGGAAATATAATATAGCCAAGTATGCTAGGGAGTAATGTGCGCTCCAGTACTAGAATATTGAGTCTTGTAATGTATTGTTTTTGGTTCCATCATCCGAAGAATTCTTAAAAGCAACAACGCTGAAAGAAAATGAAATGAATCACAATGGTATATGTACAAATTATTTAACCCGCAAATGAGTTAAGTGGAACTGCTTTCCTGATATTTTAAAACTTTTCAATCAAACTGATGAACCATCTTTATCATGGAGCAACATTAAGGCTGGCTTATATGTATTCAAACAAATAAGATCCACCAAATAGGTTGAACTTGGATTAAACTTCTCATGCGATATAACGACCGCTAGTGTCATAATCTCTCAATCATAAATTCGAACAAGTGACGTGTGGGGTGCCTAGAAACAAATAGGTTTTACAGCGGTTAAATGTTATGGAATAAAGAAATCGTATCATATGTTACTAATCACAGACATCGTTTGTCATAAAAAGACTTACAATTCATTAAATAAATCATAATTGGGGGAAAGGGGCAAGTATAGATGGAGTATTCTAAAGAATCTCTTAAGGACTATAAGGTGAATCTTTAGGGCTTCATCACGAGCAATATACAAATAGAGCTAGAGCTATAGACTAAAGAATAACATCTAAATACACAAGGTAGGGGAGGGGTTGGGGGTCATAAAAGAGAATAAGAGAGGAGGATACAATACAAATGTTTCGAGGTATGCGAATAAACAAGGGTTCCCTAGCGTCAACTAGTTGCACACAATTAAGGTGCTAACCATCATTTAGGCTTCGGTCCGGCTTTGGAAGAGGGTTCTCTAGCGTCGACTAATCGCACACAATTAAGGTGCTGACCATCATCTAGGCTTCGATCCAGCTTTTCAATCTAAACACAGGGAAGAAGAAATCATTCATAAAATATACATTATCATGC